CTGTGGGGTACGCGGCGAAGTAGTATTGAAACTCGGCGACTATTCGAGCCTGCACGTGACCGTTTTGTTTATGATGTCGATTCGGTTAATCCTGAAAGTGAGTATGCACATACATGAACATGAGTTCGTGTAATCCATCCGATTGTCCGCTCGTCCCTGAGGCACAGTTTGCCGAAGGGACCCAAATTTTATCGCCGACTTTTTGCCGACCCATCCGCGTTGGTGACGTGGAAACTGGAGAAGAGACCATCTTTTTCTCCAGTTCTGAGATTAACAAGTTTGTTGATCTTCCGTTTTATGGCGATGTTCTTTTGGACCAATTTGTTTCAGCTTGGGTTCGTTTTCCTCGAATTTCAGGAGTTTCTCCTCCATTCGGAAATGCCCTTGCCTGGTATAGAGCCAGGTTGGGGTCTTTTGCGGATAGAGGTCTTCCTCTTGATAAGGGTTTGAGGGCTTTTACTATCCAGAAAATCCATCGGGTTTGCACCCTGATAGAAACTAAAAAACAAGTTAAAATAGATAAGACAAAAATAGATGTATTTTGCAGGCTTCTTCTTATCGAAGCGGCCTGTTGTGCCTATGTCCACCTTTTCCGCAGTGGTGAAGCATTGAAGAAATGCGGACCTCTTTTGCGAGTCGATCCAAGAATGTATGAGTTAGCTTATTACAATATCGATCCTTTAACCGCGCCAATTCCTGGGTTTTTGGATTTGGAGGTTGATACACTCTTGGTTTTGCAGACTTGGAGAGAGACTCATCGTTCGCTTGTACGAATGATGAAAGATTCATACGGTACGTTGGAGACTGTGGCCAAACTTGGTCCCCATGTGCATGGTATGGATGGTAAAACGAACCGCTTGAAGCGGTATTTGGAGTTCGAGATTTTTCATGGTTTGGATGCGCAGATTAAGGCATTCGACGATGGTACCCACCTGCGGGTTGCATTTCAGCAGGCTGGTTCTCCAATTATTGCGGAACAGCAGGCTGGGGTCTTGGACGGACTGAAGAAACTTATGTCCGCCCTTGGAGATCCCGGTTCCGTTCGTGAGGCTGCACAGGAAGAAATTATGACGGTATTAGAGAGCATACCGTTGTTCCGTGTTGGTAATTCGGTTGCTGCCGCAGGTGAGGGTCTTTGGTCCCTTTTGTTGCGTATGTTCAACGCTATCAAGGACTCTTTGCCTGTTTTGGTTCCGATTTTCCTTGCGGTTGTTGCAGCTTTGTTCTCTTTTTACCAGAATAAGTCGTGGGCCCGTGCCCTTTTGATCTTGGGTGCAGGTGCCGCGGCTGCTGGTTTTTCACATATGTGGAATTTCGTTGATCTTTCTGCTCTTCTTCCTCTTTTGTCCTCTGAAAGTGAAGAAGAGGAATCTGACGTCATTATTGCTGAAGAGCAAACATTTGACGTCGGGCTTCTGCAGAAGATTGCTGACGTTTTGTCCACTATGTTGGTTGGATTCCGTATTTACTGTTCGAAATCTACGCTCTTTGAGGGTTTGTCCAAACTTTCTGCCGTCCAAAATGGCGTGAAAGCTTTTGTGAAAACCCTCTTTGAGTTGATTATTTCGATCGGTAGTCACGTGAAACCTGATCTTGTGTCATCGGTTCTTGGTCCGCTTTTTGCTCCTGTAGCGGTCCAAGATTGGTTACGAGATGTTCAGGCGTTTTTGGTCGCCGATACTATGGGTAGTCTTGCCTATGTGGAAGCGACTTTGACGCGTATGAAAAATCTCGTGACCTTGGGTGAAGATTTCATTCTCCAGTCCAAGAAAATGGGGACTGAGATTAGTAACCCGATGGTTTTGTCAGTTTTGGCTCGACTCAAAGCGAAAGCAATTGAGCTTGGGCCTAAGTTTACGTCTAAAGGTTCGACTCGTCCGCGTCCTGTGGTTTGTGTCCTTATTGGTGATACTGGTGTTGGTAAGACAAATGCCATCGCTAAGTTAGCCAAGTGTCTTGCAATGTACGAACTTCGTGATGATCAAAAGGAGTTCGATTTATTGCTTGAGGACGATTCCTCTCGTATTTATTGGCAAGGTGCTGATAAATATAACGATACGATGTCGTATAAGACTCTTGTGTACCTTGATGATGATTGGTACCAAGAGAACCCCACAATGGCTAAAGATGTGTCCCCTGGCATGATGTTCGCTCAACTTGCTGGGGATCAACGGTATAACCCACGTATGGCTGCAGTCGAAAAGAAAAATACGGTTTCTGCCGGTTTTCCTTACATGTTGATGTCTTCGAATATTGCGAAGATTGCAGATTCGACTATCATCAAACCGCAAGCCGTAGCCCGCCGCATTGACTTCGCTTTCCGTACAGAACTTAAGGAAGGCGTTGATTTTAAAACCCTAAAAGGTTTTGACCATACCGTCTACCGGTTTTTTCGACAGAAAGTTGGAGATAATCTTACTTTCGCGGACACCGGTGATGAGGAGTGGTCTTTTTCAGACGTTTTCTTTGCGTGTACCGATTTGAAGACCCGGTATTATCGCTATTGGGAAGCGTCTATGCGTTCCGAGTTGCCCCTTTTCCAGGAACTTATGTCACAGAAACAGGATCAGGCCACTACCCTTGTTACTGATATTTTGGATGAGCATGACCATGATATGGATCATGATTCCGATTTCGATATTGGTGACATGGCTGTTCATATTGATGAAGCTCCTGTGGTTTACTACTCAAATAGAGCGCCGCTAAATGTCCAGTACGATCAAGTGACGCGTATGTTTGAGATGCCAGAGTCCACAGTAGTTGCTGAAGAACTACGTGAGACTCTGGGTGTTCCTCTTTTTGCCGAAGAGCAGGCTCCCGGGGATTTGCCCACACTTACTTCTCGTGCAGCTGCCATTGTCCTCAACAACATGCAGGAGACTGGAGATTATTCTGGTTTTGCTGCGGTTGCAGATCATTTGGTAGGTCCTGCTGGTCCTGGTGGGGTGTTGTGGATTCTTCCGAGTGCTTTACGTAGGGCTGGTGAAGTTAACTTGGATGCATGGTTGCGTGGTGATCAAGTTTTGTCTTTCAATGATGTTATGGCGAGGAAGATGATTCGTCGAACAGTTTTGGAGACGCTTACCACACATGAAGGGGTATGGGCTCTTGTTCATGGAGTGTGTAATGATTGGAAGGCAGTTTGGGAAAAACTGTGCAGGTTCAATGTGCGGTTGAAGGACTCTACGGTTGAGCAATTCTACCGTATTGTCCGGCGGGTTCCACCTGAGAGATTAGGTGTTACTTTCCCTCGGTTTGATTTTGGGAGTCCTGAAGATTGGGATCCTTTACATCTCTTACCGTTTTTCCAGTCGTTGTATGCTCGTACGATTCGGGATATTCGTAACTGGTTACGAAATCCCAATGTCCAATTGGTTCTTTCGTTGATGGCGGTAGCTCTTTTTACCCCCCTCTTCACCATGCTTGGGATCCATTTTGCTGCTCGGGTTTTGCCAAATTTCTTCCATACTCAGCCTAAATCCAAGGCTGTACCGGTTGAATTACCAGTACCGGTTCAACTACCACATGAAGCTGTTCGGCCTCCTATTGCAAAGGAGGAGGCTTCTGGTTTTTGGAAGATGAAGAATCCGAAGGATAAGAATCGTGATCAACGCATTTCTTCTGCCCGTGATGCTAAGCAGGCTGCTCGTATGTTCTTTAATGAAGAGCAGGCTGCTGATGTTGAACAGGGCGGAATGGCAGATGCAGAAATTGTGAATCTTATTCGACCTAACCTGTATGAAGTATGGGTTAATACGATTGAAAAGCATTGTCAGGGAACTGCACTTCTTATACAAGAGAGGTGTATGATGATGCCTGCCCATTTCTTCGTCAACCTTTTCCAGTGGTGGGATCGGTATGGGAGAGATGAGAAATCACCCCAGTCTGGTTATTTTACGTTCAAGAACGTAGTTACTGGGGTTGAGATTCAAACTCACTTTTCCGAGATACGAAAGTTGTATATGGATGATGACTCAAACCGTGACCTTTTCATCTTTGAGAATCTCGCGATGAAAGATTACGGTAAGAGTATTTTGAAACATGTCGCTCCTAGGCAAGTTTTTGAAACGTCTCTGTTTGCTGCTTCTCGTTTCTTTTCCGGTCTTATTATTGGTCGAGGTGCACCTTTGGCCTTTGAACAAGGCTTTGGTTCGGTTCGTGTCTATATGCCTGAAACTGGTACTGAGCGCCGAGATTTGCTGTCTTATCCTGTGAAGACCATGAAGGGTGATTGTGGTAAAGTTCTGATTCTTAAGAACTCGCGTCATTCTGGTTACATTTTGGGACTGCATGTACTCGGTAACGGTACTATCGGGCATTCGACTCCTTTTGACAGAGAGTTTCTTGTCTCTGTACTGCGTACCGGCACTCCTGCTGAAGATTTGCCGGCTCTTGAGGAAGCAATTGCTGAGATTGTTGCCGATGAGACTCCGTTTGAAATTCAAGCGGATTATCACGGTGATGTCGAAGCTGATTATTGTACTCGACAGCTGACTGTTCCTACAGGAGTTTTCGGTAAACCGTTGCATTGTCGGTGGAATGGTGATGGCCCTGAGTATTTTGAGCGACTGTTGGAGGTTGCAGATACTTCTCCGAAATGGTATGCGTTGAATCGCGCCAAGTTTGGAAGGGTTGAAGTGACTGCTGATTTGTCGTTCTTGCCTCATATTCGGAGTAGTCTCGTGACCAATTTTAGAAGACATGCTCCGGGTGTTAAAATGAGGAATTATACTCTTAGTGAGGCTATTCGTGGGATTGATGATTCGTATATCCATCCTATCGATGTCCATACTAGCCCTGGTCATCCTGATTCCGGATATGGTATCATGAGGACTGATTATTTCACGAGAGATGAGCAGGGAAATACGGTTCTCGGACCTGAGTTTCCCCATTTGACTCGTGAGATTGCCAACTACATGAATGCCATCGGTGCTGGTGCCATTCCCGTCGTTCTTTTCAAGACCATTGCTAAGGGGGAAAAATTGAAGAAACAAAAGGTAGAAGATCATACCTTTCGTTTCGTTGATGCTCCCCCAATAGCATTTCATCTTTTAGTCATTATGTACTTTGGTGCTGCTACGCAAGTAGTTAAAACCGGGTTGATCCGTAATGGTTGTATTGGTGGAATTAATGAGAAGAACGCTGAGGAGTGGACTGAGTTCGTTGCTCATATGCGTTCGTTTGGAGGTGGAAAGAATTGTGGATCTGCCGACTTTAGCGGATTCGACAAACATAATGCACGGGTCATGGTGTGTCATTCTCTCCAGACCCTTGCCGATCTTTATCCTCCCGATGATATTGTGGGAGCGAAGATGCGGCAAGGCATTATACAAATAGTCTCTGAACCTTATCATGTTTTTGGTAATGTCGTTGAACGGAGACATGACGGATTGGCATCTGGGTTTCGCTTGACCTATGAGGTGAACTCTATAACCAACCTGTCTTTGCAGCTGTATGCGTGGTTGAAGTTACACGATGGTAACTTGGAATCACTTCCTCGGTTCTACGTAAATGTAGCACCGATAGTGTGTGGTGACGACCTCTTGTTTTCCGTGACCGATACTTATCGTAACGGATTTACTTGTCGTTTCCTTGCCAAGTGTGTTGAAGACTTTGGCCACGTTATGACTGCGCCTGATAAAGGCGAACCCGCCGCTGCAAATTCTCCTTTGGAGGAGCATACTATCCTTAAAAGAGGTTTTCGTATAGAACCTTCTTTAGGAAGATGGGTGGCTCCTCTTGAGTTGAATGTTGTGTTGGAAATTCCTCTCTGGACAAAACCAGGTGAAGAGGCAGCGCATGTGGCGGTTGATAACATGAACACAGCAGTCCGGGAACTTTCACTTCATGGAAGGGAAGTTTTCGAGTTTTGGTTGCCCAAGTTGCGAGCTTTTGCTGGTAAGTATTGGGATCCCATCTCTGAGGATTTTGACGTAGTCCTCCGGATGGTTGCTGTGGAATAGTCTGTTCCGCTTTGCGGCTTCTAGTAAAGCCGTGGCCTTTCCCTATTCTAAGAGAAAAGGGGGTGTTTTAACAGAGACAACCAAGAAATAATCTGTATAAAGAATATAGTACAACCTGATTATATACCCACATGGCCGATTCTCGTATTGGACCCGTTAAATCTGATGAAGCTGCAAATTCTTCGCAGGCTACACTTACCGTTGAAGATCAAGGGGTTACCACGTTTTTGGAAGACACGTCAGGAGAAAAAGTTGTTCTTGACCATCGCGTTAATGAACAGCTTCTTTCTTTGGTTAAACAGCCTGGTGCCTCTGATATTGTTTCCTTTCTTGAGCGACCTATCATTCTTGAGCAGGGCAATTTGGGTGTTACTGACGCTGGTAAACTTTGGACTATTGACCCTTTTGTCACTATTGCTGCGTCCACGTATAAAGCAGCAAAATTGGCAGAAGTCCATTTGTTGAAAGCTGATGTTTTAATTACCCTTAATGTCAATGCTGTCCGTTTTCAGACTGGCCGTTATATTTTGGCCTTTCTTCCTTCGTTTGGGTTGTCTGCTTCCGGGGCTAGCCAATCTGTGGCTCTCCGGATGCATACTGCCTCTCTCATTCAAATTACCCAGTTACATCATGTTGAAATTGATATAGCTACGCAAACTCATGTAGAATTGGAGATACCTTTTCAAATGATATACCCAGCTTATGTTAATCAGTCTAATGTATTTGGTGGTTCGAATCTTGGTTTCGGTTCCTTATTCCTTTATCCGTATGTGGCCCTTGCGGCTGGTTCTTCTGATACAATCGCGGGCTACACTTGTTGGGGGGCTTTTAAAAATATTGAAGTCTCTGTTCCCACGGTCACCCAATCGAATTTTCGAGGGGGTGCCCCTGGTGAGATTGAACAGAAAACTAACAATATAGGTCCCATTTCTGGAGCCTTGATGAAGGTTTCTAAAGCGTCCACGATCCTTGGTGAGATACCTATGCTTGCTCCCGCTGCTGCTACGGTTTCTTGGAGCTCGGCTATCCTTGCACGGGCTGCTTCTGTTTTCGGTTGGTCAAAACCGATTGATCTGGAGAAGCCCTGTTATATGGTACAGCGTTCCTTCCCGTATACGGCAGTACATGATCAGGTATCTACCGCTCATCCGCTCGGTTTATCGGCGTCTAACCGAGTGTCGTCCATTGCTACGTCGTGTGCACCCTCCCATGACGAGATGTCCTTAGATTTCGTGAAGTCCATTTACGCCTATTTTACAGTGGCGTCGTGGTCTGCTGCGAATCCTGCTGGACTCTTTTTGGAAATTCCGTTGTCGTTGTCCAATTTTAATACGACTACGTATGGGAAGGGTGTGGTTCCGCTCCCTGTGTCTTATCCTGCCTATTTCTTTGGAGCTTGGCGTGGGTCTTTCAAATTCCGCTTTAAGTTGGTCAAGAATGAATTCTATTCTGGCCGATTGAGCGTTGCTTACCGACCTGCAATGCCTGGTTCAACGTTGGTGGCTTCTTATGCTCAATTGGAGAACTGTAATCGTGTGATTATCGATATCAGAGAAACTTCAGAGTTTGAAATCATTTGTCCGTTCGTGTCGACTAAGCTTTACCATCTGCCTTCTGAGCAGTATGGTGAACTCTACTTGTCCATAGTAGATCCGTTGGTTGCCCCTAGTACTGTGCCTTCTTCTATTTCGATTATAATAGAGGTGGCAGGGGCGCCTGATATGGAATATGCGGTACCGCGGGTTGTTAATGTTGAACCGTATGCTCCTTTTTCGGTTCAGTCTTCGTTCTTGGGTTATCCCCCTCAGACTTTGGGGAAGACTCCACGGATGGATCTTAGACCGGCCGAGGTTGCGATTGGTGAGATAATTTCAAGTTTTCGACAATTAGCAAAAGTTTTTAGTCTGGGTGTTCCAGTGTCTGTGCCGTCCTGGACCACGAATTATTATTATTCCTTTTGTCCTTTTACTCTTGCGTACGTTGACCAAGTTACGTCCAACGCTGGGGATTTAAAGAGGGGTGATTTTTATGCTGATGTTGTCGACTTGATTTCTGCCTGTTATGGCATTTCGACCGGCTCCATGAGATCTCAGTTTATTGTTGCGATCAATAATACTAATCAAGGAACCGGCTGGATGCAGTTGGGCACAGATTATGTCTCCACTCCTACTACCAGGGCTAAGATAACAGGCCCTGTTGGTAGCAATTCTGGTAATTTTCGGACGTTGATGAACGTCACGGAAGGTCTTGTAGATGTTCAAGTTCCACCTTATTTATATACTGCAGGTCGTGTAAATGCTAACCAGATGATTAATTCCGGCGTTTCTAAAACAATGGAAGGGTTTAGCTCTCACACGACTAGTGTAGATATAATGCAGGTATATCCGTTCGATGGTAACACTACGTCCATCGATGGACATCGACAAGCCGGTGATGACTGGAATTGTTACCACTGGATCTCGACTCCTTGTCTGGTGGTGAAAACTGTAACTTGATATGGTTGACCTTCGGGTCTCATGGTGTGTACCTTAAGCATGCCGGGTCGAGCTAGTAGATAATGCCTTGTACTACCACTGTTTGTTGTCGGTGAAAGAAGTCAACACCCTATGAGATTGGGTAAATCTCAAAATAAATTTAAAAATTATAAAATTATTAAATATATAAACAATTTGGCGTTTAATCGCCATTTCCGGCCTCACGTTTCGTGAGTGCATCATCCGGGGGATTCATCCTCTTTCATCCCGGATAAGAGACTATAGATGTCCCGAGGAACTGGCTATAATGCCAGGTGGGCTCTGTGTCGTTGTGCTGTGAGTGTTGGCAATTTGACATTCATTGTGTTGGTGCAGATACCCTGTCTCCGGTGCCTAGAAGTATCGGGGGCTTTATATCCCATTTTCTTTTGGTTAGTACCTTGATGTTCGGGAGATTTAAGAGGACCCGTACGTGCGTGCCCGCTACCGTTTTTAACGGAGCGGGTGGGTCACGTTTTCTTTATTGCAAA